AGGGTTGTGGTAATGTCCACATTTACCGCACTTTTCAAAGATACTTCTACCTGTACAACCTACAATATATTTATGTTCATTGTCATAGATAGGTACAACTGCACGCTCATACATAGGCTTAGTTGGATTGTCGCAATACCCAACGTCATAGTATTCAAGTACTCTAGGAGAGAAGCCTCGATCAAGGTAATATTGACAAGGAACTTTTACTCTTGCCCTATACTCTTCTTGAGTTGGTCCGCTTGGTTTTGCTGGTTCTGCATTTAGATTTCTTACTAAACTGCCGAACTTCATCTTTTCAATGTTTGTGCTTGCGGCTTCTAGCGAGTTAAAATCTTTATCTAAAAAAGATAATAAAAACTCAACAGACTCTCTAAATGTAGCCTCCTTATCTCCTTCCTTTTCCCAATTGTACTTGACCCTTGATAGTATTCCTTTGATAAGGCTTACCATGCTGTTCCCAAATATATCTTCGCAGCCGTGAGTACGACATTTGAAGTGTGGTTTGAAATCGCCATTAGGGTAAAAGTTAAGGGCTGTTGGATTATCGCCACCATGAATTGGACAGCACGACTTTATTAAGATGTCATTCTTATAAGATGTCTTAACTTCAAAATATGATAGAATTTGATCTATATGTTGCGCAGCGATCTTCTCTAGAGTTCTAACTTTTGCATAGTCAATCTTCTTGTTATTTAAATGGAACGTCTTCGTCATCGCCAAAATAGTCTCCGTCATTATCATTATCGTATCCATTGTCTAGTTCAAAAGCTGTTTTACCTTCAACAACCATTGCATACTGACCTTTAAGTTCAGCATTTATATAGTCTCCCGGCTGTATTCCTTCGCCATGTCTTGAAATTACTGGTACAAGCTTTCTGTTGCCGTTTTCAGGCCCATCCTTTGCAATCTCTTCATCTGACTTGCGCTTATAGATTGTAAAGTTAGAACATAGCCAGATGATTCTATCAGAGCCAGACGCAGTGTCTGTTGACTCTTTAGTAATACCATCTCTATTAAGCTGTATAAAAGTTAAAATAGGAACCTCATACTTGAGAGACAGATTATGTAGGGCAGTAATCATAAATCCAAGAATCTGGAATTCTTTCATATCGCCTTTTATCTCGGCGGAATCCATCAACTTTAGATAATCATAAATTATCACGCAGTCGTTTGCTTTTCCTTTATCATTTAGTCCTACGACCCTACTAATCCATCTTCTCATGATAGACGTTTGCTCTTCAAAAGACGCTCCTCCAATACTCTTGAAGTAATAAGGAAGGTTGTTTACTTCCTTAGCCGCATCCATAACTTTCTTTTTAGTAGCTGGATTTTTGGCAAAAGCGCCTGTCTCGATATCATTAATCGGAACTTTTGAGAGCATAGCCATCATTCTATGTTGGTGATCTTCTTTACGCATTTCGGTATCTAAGTTAAGAACCGGAATACCTTGCTTGGCGATGTTGATGCCCATATTATCTGCAAGCAACGTTTTGCCCGTTTTAGGTCTTGCTCCAATAACATTCACAGTTCCCTTTCTAAAACCTCCTCCGATGGCATAGTCATATCTAGGAAAGCCCGTTGAAATACCAATCTGATCGACAGGTGTCTCACAAAGCTCTTCTAGATGCTCTTCGACATCATTGAACATTTGAGTTGGGGATTCATCTTCACCAGCTACCATAGATGTGATATCCATGACACCTTCCTCAGCCATACCTAAGATCTTAGCAATGGGTTCATCACCTTTGATCTCTAGATACTTTTCTTGAGTAAGCTCAAGTTGGTCATGCATCATACGTGCAATCTCAAGCTTCCTCACCTTGGCAGCAAACTTTCTCACATTAGGAAGCAACACAGGGAACTTCATAACAGAAGACATGTGCTGTACTTCTTGACTGTTGAAAAAGTCTGATAGTCCAAGTTCTTTTGCTGCAGACATCATGGTTGGTGCATCTAGCGACCGAGTATCATCCCTTTCAAGAACATGTTTCATGCAGGAATATAATACAGAATTAGATTCATCTGTAAAAGCACTTTCCGAAATGATATCGCAGACATCATAGTATGCCTCTGACCCATAACGGAAAACTCCTGCCAAAATTGCTCTTTCTGCTGGTAAATCACTTAACATATTTATCTTCCTGAAATACATGTGTTGCATCGCCAGCGATCTTTACTATAGACTGACGATGGATAAACTTTAAAATCTTTATGGCATTCAGTGCACTTAATGGTAATCTTTTTAGCCTTTCCACGTTTGCCTCTGAAAGGATTAACCGTTGCATTTTGATCTGCCTTAGATGCTTCCTCTAATTCTTTTCTTTCATCTGACGACAATGCGATTGTTCCCATCATTTCATCAAACTTGTTTACAAAATTAGAATCTTTGTTTTCTTTATTATTGTTATTGCCCCGCTTGCGCTTTCCTTTTCCACGACGACGCTTCTTATCCTTATTTATAGTGAAGACACCATCAGTATTTTCTTCTTCTTTAGCGGATAACAACTCCTTAATCTCTTCTTGTGAGAACTGACTCAATAACTCTAGTAATAATTCTTTCTTATCCATTTCTGCTTATCTTTGCTCTCTGAAGGTTAACGTACAAGTCACTTAAGTTCTTAACTGAGGAGGCGAGATAAGTCAGTCTATCGGCTCGCTGTTGAGCATACTTTTTAATAGCTAAAAGCTTTTTAGTGTAGCCATCTTCATTTGCGGCCTGATAATACTGACTATCCCACGATCCTCTATATTGACTCTCTCTTCCTGAGATGACGTTTCTAATAGCGCCTTCTGCCCAGTTAACTCTTGCGATTTCTCGATTATAAGATCTTTGCAAATAAAACGAGAATCCTCCAAGCGCAAGTGCAGCTTCAGCACACTGGTCTACAGTGAGCTTTTCCATTTGCTGCCGAGGCATACTCATTAACTCATGAACTGAATTGTCATGAAAATTGTTTGAGTATGCGGAGAGCCCTAAATTTGATTCGTATTGGTCTAATATTTCGTCTAGCTTTCCTAGTCGTTCCGTTGGAGTATTCGTGTTTTCCATTCTTCAACTTTCTCACCATAAGGTAGTTCGACGTATGTAATATTATTGTACTCACACCAGTCTTGTTTTCGCATGTCTTTTCTTCGCTGATTTGCAAAATCTTGTGCAGAAGAATGAAACATTGAATTAAATTTGTAGTGTTGTTGCCCATGCACTTCTACAACAAGCTTTAATGTGTTGATATAAAAATCAAAGTAAGCTCGTTCATTTCTTGTGATAGGCACAAGCACTTCTTCTAAGATCTGAACAGTAGGGAAGAGCTCTTTGAGCAGGTCCCTAGCTGCCAGATGTAGTTTGGAGCGAGGACGACTATCGTTAGCCTTAACGACATAACCAGATAAGCTCCAGTTGTGTTGTTCGTTATTTAAATCTCTAATCTTCATATTAACTCCATAGTCCTTTGGTGAATCAAGACCTTGCAGATATGAGGACTGTAACATACTGCTTGAGGTGGTCTTGAAACCTCGACGTTTTGTGTATGCATCAACTTGCAGACATGAACGTCATAACATGCTGCTTTGGGTGCTGATGAGACCCATGTCTTTCTATAAGTTTCTCTACAGAAATTCTACCATGATTTCCGCAGGGTACGCCTGCATTATACATTTTTTTACCAAAAAAGGCGATGTTTTTTGCTGCGTTAAGATGAGACAGCTCTTCATAGCCACATTCAAGACACTTAAATTCATCTACTGTCTTTCTATTGTCCTTATGAACGTATCCACAGGAAGAGCACCTTCTTGATGTATTCTTACAAGGAACAGCGATAAATGGAACTCCCTGATTTTCACATAGAGTTTGCAGTTCAGGGATAATCTTATCTTGACCAAACGTGCCCATGCTCTGACCAGTTTTGACCATATCTATGCATAATAAAGCCTTATTATCCTTGACAACCTCGACAATCTTTTCGCAGACTTTCTTAACCTCTGAACGAAGATCTTTGTGTCTGTTGATAACTTGCCTTCGTATAGCGCTCCTTTGGGAGCTTTTAAGTCCTTCTTTCTTTGAGTTATTAATAATCTTGTTTAACTTCCTAATTTTATCAATCAGGTCTGATACAACATCAGGAGCTGGAATCACGTCACCAGTATTAAAAACAATCCAATTATGCAAAGACTTGTTAATATCAAAGCCAAGAACTTTCTCTGGCGTGTACTGCTGTACAAAAGGAACATCTACGGCAACTACAAAGCAATCTTGCTTGAGAATTAAGTTTCCTCCAAACTTTCCAGAGTCAATGTACTCTGACTTTATTGATCCTTTGTAGTGCATATCATAGTCACCAAAAACGGTGTGGAACGTAATCTTCTTATTTTCTTTATCTATTTCTACATTTCTATCTTTATTATATAAGCTCTTATTCTTGAAAACAATTCTGGGAATCTTTTCTCCATTTCTCTTAAAGTACCCAGCAAATCTCTCAAGCACATAGCCGACTAACTGTCTCTCTATACCTTTTCGTTTTTCAACGATAGGATATTTATTCAGAATGTATCTGATTCTATCTCTATATCCGGCCTGTGTGACTTCCTTTCCGTCGCTCAGCTCTACATATTGACCAAGACCAACGGAGTTGATATTCACAATTGAACCATTGGATATCTCATCACGAACACATTCAGAGATTTCATTTAGAAGAGAATTTGTAAGAGTCAACATCTCTGAGAACTCAGGGCTATATTTAAGCCCCCAAAATTTAGCGTTCCTAATCATAATTCTAATCCTTAAAATAAGTTTTGAATGATAAAAAAGACTCTTTTGTATTATCATTTACTTCGCAGTCAGGAAGAGTCGAAACCTGCCGGCTCAGGTGTAAATGAAACCTGCTCGTTTTGTGTATACTAACCATTAAAGTTAAGAACGAAATAACTTACTTTATAGGGCTGGCTAGAGGCCCTGACTTTTGACAGAACTTGCATTTGCAGTCAAGAAGCCTAACTTACTGCTTGAGGTATGCAAGAAACCTCTTATTCTGGTTGTTCGATACCAACCATCTCGAATACTTGCTTATTGTATTCAGCATACTTCTCTGGATTATCTTCAAGGTACTGTGCAAAATTTGCTTTTCCCTGAATCTTTTCGCCATCAGGTAGCTTCAACCAAGCTCCGGCCTTAGAGATCAGACCAAAGTCAATAAGCAAATCGGCAAGTTCCATTTCTTTCCAGATCCCCTTACCATACCTAATATGGCTTTCAACCTTTTGGCCGGGAGGTCCGATTGCAGATGTCATAATTTGCCAGTGAATTGTTTGACCTATCTGGGTTTCTCCTTGCATTAGAGCGGTTGAGTGTGTAGCGTGAAGTTTGACATCAACCTGATACTTCAGAGCCGACCCAGACTTCTCTACTTTTGTTTTACCTCTGCCGAACCTATTGACATTTGCCATTAAGTGCGTGATCCCAATGACAGTGACTCTGTTAATTGGAAGTACATTAGAGACCCTACGGCAGAATTTTGCTAGAATCTTTTGTACTGACATCACCTGATTGTCTGAAAGGCTTCCGGTAAGTTCTGACTCACTTGATAGTGCTGAGAAAGAATCAACAACAGCACATGCTCCCGGCTGAGTATGCACAATGTTGTCAATAATGCCTAGGTATTTTTCAGCAGATAGAATATTGCCTTCTGTCGATGCTATAATACTCATCTTCTCTGGATCTAAGTCAAGATCTGTTATACCTTCTAAGTCACGTTTCTTGAGCCGTCCTTCAATATTAGCATAATATATCTGACGCTGATGATGCTTTTGTGCATTTGCACAGAATGTTAATGCTGTTACGGTTTTTCCTACTTTTTCTGGCCCTGTCATAATAAACAGTGATCCTTCAGGAACTCCACCACCAAGTGCCATGTCTAACTTTGGCCCTACAGATATAACCTTTAGAGGTCTTTCTGTAATGGAAGCAGGATCGTGAAGGACATCGCCATACTCTTTGACAATGTCTTTATTCATCTAAATCCCTTAGTTTTGAAATAATTGATTTCTTAGTATTGTTTGTTTTGTGTTTGACCTCTTCTGAGTCCTTTATATTATACTCAGTGTTCTCCGGCCTTTCGATAACTTCTTTTGATTTTTCTTCAATTACTTTTTTTAAGAATGGTGAGCGTAGAGAGTACGTAGACCAGCACCTATTATCTTTTAGGGCTGCTATCACAGCTTCTTCGCCAAACTCCTTAATTAGTTTATTGGCAATAGTTATTTGATATCTGTAATATTTACACCAGTCTTTGATCTCCCAAAACTTCATTGGGAGTTCTTTCTTTTCCTTTTGCGCTTTCTTCTCACATACAAGCTCCGTAATGTATTGTGGTGCGGACACCCAACCATTAGGGCTGTAGCGAGAAGGGTAGCGACTTTTATTAGTTCTGTTTTTTGCCATTACTTAATATTATGGATAGCAGAGTGATTCTTAATTTTGCCAGACAATTGACTTCTCATGCCATCAACCCTTTGCGAAGTTGCTTCTGTCATAATTGAAACACCACGATTTCCGTTTGCAGTCTTGTTGATATTTGTTTGAGCTTTTGTTTTTTCTTCATTGTACGACTCAGCATACTCTGTAACAAGCTCTTCGTGTCGGTCTAGTGCTTTTGCAATTGCAGCAGCGTCCATACCATTGTTAAGCATACCTTGAATAGAATACTTCTCAGTCTTCGTCAGGCTTTTTGCATTAGATAGTTTACCCATTATGAGTCCCTTTCTGCATTGTTTAACCAAGCAGTATTCTTGGTCTTTAAGAAATTAATATATTTATCAAATACTTGTTTTGTTGTTTCCTTGAACTCCCATTCGGGCCGACCAGCATGGCGCATCTGTTTTCTTGCTGTTCCTTCCGAGTAGAGCCCGATTGGATTGTAAAGCCTACCATAACGCCCGCGCTTTACATAGTATTTAGTTCTTCGCCCTACTGCAATCTTTTTAGCATATGCGTCTGCATGGTCTTCATTACCTTCTTCTAAACGAGGAAAACCATCTGAGTCTTGAAACTCCTGCTTGCCGTAGATTGTAAAAACTTGTGTCGAAGAGTCATTATTCTCTTCTTTATCTTCATTGATTACAAACTCCATTACTTTTTCCTCTTTCTTTTAGATTTCTTTTCTTTTGTCCACTTTTTAGCATCCGTAGGTGGATCCATCTTAGTCATGCCATCAGTAAGTTTCCCAGACAAGGTGTCCTTTGTTTTTGTCTTCTGCTGTTGAATCATATCTTCAACATGATTTTTACCAAGCTTTTTACTCTGTTTGTCAGCATAATGACCAAGCGTTTTGGTTTCTGATAGAGAATAACTATAGCTACCGTAAACCTCATCTTGTTCATAATCTCTATGTACAGTCTTTATCTTGCCACAGCTTGGGCATTTTCTTCTACTCTTGTATTCTGACATATGGCAAAATATTGACCATTTGTGATCGCAACTGTCACAAGCATAACTGTATTCAGGCATACTACATCCTATCTAATAATTTTTCAAAAACACTTGTCTTGAGGTATGGCTTCCAAACTTCTGGAACTTTCTCATAAGGAGACAGTCCAGCGACAAACCTATTACCATCAGGTATCATCGGCTCATTAATTAAACTCATTCCTGCCTGTTTTGGGGTGTCACTTCCCTTTTTATGATTGCAGTCGAAACAGCAAGCAACTACATTTTCCCAATGGGTTGGCGTTTGGTTATTTTTTCTTTTCTCTGGATGTAATTTCCACTTAGATCTTGGTAGTACATGGTCAATAGTGGCTTCAGACTTTTTTAGTTCCGTGCCGCAGTATTGACAAGTCAGTTCGTCTCTTAATATTATATTTCTTTTAGTAAATGATGGTGGGAACTTAGACCTATTTATATATCTATTTGATGCAACGACTGCAGGTAAAGGATATTCTTTCCCGCCACCTGCAGTAATTGTAACTCCGCTATAATATTCTACCACAGAAACGCCTTCTTCGGGTATCTCTTGGCCGACAAAATGCAAACAAATTGCTCTTTTCCAGCTAATAATTCCCAAAGGTAGATAATCAGAATTTAATACGAGAACTTTTTTAGGCTTGACCAGATTCATGTAACGTCTTTAAAATCCTAGCAACAACGTCACTTCTAATAATGTCAGAGTAGTCTAGCTCACAAACAGCTACACCTTCAACCAATTCAAGAGTATCCATGCATTTTTCTAGACCTCCACTAGTGTTTCCTAAATCACTCTGTCTCAAGTCGCCATTTATAACAGCTTTTGAATTTCTGCCTATTCTAGTTATGAACATTTTTATTTGTTCGAAGGTAGCATTTTGCGCTTCGTCAAGAATCATGAAGCACCCATGAAAGTTTCTGCCCCGCATGTACTCAAGAGGGCAAAGCTCTATAGTTCCATTCTCTCTCATGTTCTCTACCCTACTAGGAGTGAGATACATGTTCATTTCTTCAATAATGGGAACTAGATATGGATTAATTTTTTCTATTAAAGTTCCGGGTAGGTGACCTAACCCTCTACCAGACTCAACAACAGGACGAGTTATAATAATTTTTTTAACTCTTTCTTCCATCAAGTACTCAGACGCTAGTCCTACTGCTACACTTGTTTTGCCTGATCCTGCTGGCCCTGAACAGAATGTTACATCTGCATCGACCATTTCGTCTATATATATCTGCTGGTTATTAGTTTTAGCTTTTAGAGACTTTCTTCTTTGAGGCGACTGTTTTTGAGGGCTCGCCTTTTTTCTTCTAGCCATAAATTAGACTCCAAGGATTAATTATATACAAGCAGTCCAGATTGCCTGAGCCCGAAGGCTCAGGACAAATTGAACTAGAATTATTAAGGACAAGGACACTGTGTAGTTGCAGCGTCTCCGTTGTAATCCCCATCCTTCAATGGTGGATTTCCGGTACTTCCACAACCTTCTCCTGTGCTTGATACATACCAATCAGATCCATCCCACATCCAGATCGTTTCTCCACAGAAGCTTTCTGTTCCTGTAGAAGCTGGCGATCTAACTGCCAAATTAGTCGCGTGTACAAATTGAGTATTGCTAGACACAACCAATCTCTTGACGGGCATCTCAATAACATCTCCTACGGCTATGTAATTACTGGGACAATCTCCGCCAGCATCACTTCCACTTTCTTGAATTTCTCTGACACCGACTATAAAGTCACACTCAGAGTCCTTCCAGTAGGGATTTGCATATGATGTTACTGTGCCATCTGCAATAGATCCGCTACTAGGGACAAGACCGGTAGGCCACGCAGTATAGATTTTAGAACTGACAGTACATTGATTGGGGTCTATTTCTTTAAATGTAGTGACGCATGAGTCCGCTCGTGCAATAACCGCATCAGCACCGGCTCTCCAATGCCCAGCTATAGAGCCCCTTCTTCCAAATCCATCGTTCTTTCTTGTGAGACATTCACAAGCGGTTGGACCCATTTCATATCTAACAAAGTCCAAGCCGTAAATATTCCCGTTGGCATCCACATTCATCAAATTATAATCTGGAGAATTTTTGCAGTCGTGATCTGTTTCGTACAGAATCCCGTTATATACGTTATCATTGTTGCAAAGTTCTGTGTCATTGCTTGTCGCTGCTCCCGGCCCCGCATATTTAAGATTACTTTGGTTTATGAAAAATGTGCAGTCTCTTCCTATTTGGTCTAATAGGGTGTCAAGTCCAGACCCAACGGCGGGAGTTATAGGGCCCGATGTCAAGTCAAAATAAAGAGATATATCGTCTGAGATCTTACAATCATACTGATCAAGGAAGAATAGCCCTGTGTCGTGCGTGAAGTGGCCAACCGGATACGCTTTCGGAAGAATTCCGCTAAACACAGCTCTTCTTGTCCAGTCTGGTTTTGAAGGAGCATCTATAGGAGTTGTAACTCCCGTGCAGGCTAGGTAAAGAGCTTGGTAAAGGCAGATCTCATCATCTAAGGTTTGAGGACAGTCCTCACAATTTTCGACTGCTCCTCCGTTATGCAGGGTTTGCTGTTGCGGCGAACCTACAAAGTAGGTTACAGTCTCGGAGCGAGTACTCTTGTCTGCGCCTACGCTGTTTGCTCCTCTAGAGGTGACATCTATATCTACATCTATAGCTAGCAGGCCGCTTTCTACCGACGCCGATGGATCAGTATTCCATCCATTGTAATAGTCCCAATTCCCATTTCTTATGCTCGTATTAATTTGAGGAGCTACTGTCCCTTGAGCAAAAGGCTGTAATGAATTTGCAGAGTTACTGGATGTATCATTTCCAGTTGTTACCCGTGGTTCATATTCGGGCAGTCCAGAATTTGAGAACGGATACGAAGTAGAGCTGTCTGTTCCACTAGCGTATGATGACGGAACTAGGGTTGTTGTTGCACTAGTGGCTGAGCTAAATTTAGAAGTTGTTGTGCCTAACTCATTTATGCCGGAAGGATTGCCGTTTTCGTCATAAGAGCCTGTTATGGGCGTAGTTGATATATTTGTTATAAAAGACATTTTTAATTTCTTTCTGTATTTACAGTTTTAATTTTTGAGTTCTGACACATTGGACACATTGGTTGAGAGCCCGGATTATGTATGCCTAACTGATGATGCGTCATAAGAATTGCTTGCATTATTTGTGTATCTCTGAGTTTAGCTTGGATGGGAAGTTCTTGAAGGTCTGTAGAAATAGGCACACTTATTTGTATGGGCTTTCTTTTTTCTATTTCAACTAACTTCTTATACACATATGCACTCTGCAACATATTAAAAAAACAGAGAGTTGCCAAGATATATACCGCATTTTTAAAAAAAAGCATTGTTTTATACCGAGACATAGAATAATTTGCCTGTGCCTGCTGGTCCGATTACAAAGATACTATTAGGGTCAGTAATTGGAAGCACTATGCTTTCTCCAGCTGCTAGTGGGTACCCATCTGTAGCTTCTGCTGTTCCTGCAGTTACAGAACTTGATTGACCTATAAATACGCGGTTTGCATTGCCTGAATCAGCAACAATTTGAATTCCTCTTCTGGAATGTAGCTCTGTACTAGACAAGGCCGCTGCTGACGTTGTAATCCCAGTCTTTGAGCCTGTGAAAAAATTTGGAAGTGCCATTTATATTCTCCATTGTTAAGGACACATGTCCACACTAATTAAATTAAATTCGCTTCCCATATCTTTTACAATATTGAAAGTCTTTTTGTCTGTTGTTCCGCTATCTCCTCCAGAAGCATCTCCAGCCTCTAAGTACACCTGATAGATGTAAGCAGTGTCATACGAATCATTATCTATACCAATCCAAAGGTTCAAATCCGTATAGTCTGTTATGTTTTCTGCATCAGATTCAGGAATTGCGAAGTCAATGTTTCTTTTAGAGCCAGTTCCGAATCCAGCCCCCGTGCCATTAAACCTCTTAATTAAGGTTGAACCTTCGTATAGTCTTAAGTCTCCGGGGTCGCTTGCGTTTGCGACTCTTACCCGAATAATTAAAGTAGACTTATCACTAGGTTCGACAATATCGCTCAAGCCTAGCTTGTAATATCTATAGCCACTTTCAGCATCGCTTCCTCGACATCTCGCATAGTCGGTATCGTCTGTAACTTCTTCATCTATCATTGCATACAGATCGGAGCCAGTGTATGCGAACCAGCCATATGCTCCAAAAAAGTCAACAAATATGTCACTATCAGGTCTTGCGTACTGTGCCATTTAGAAAAGCTCCTTTATAACCTTGCCTGAATTCGCTATTTTCATAGGTCTGCCATTGTTACTAGTAAAGGTTGTGCCTAGGGATATCCCTAAAGCTTTACACACAGAAGCCATTACATCTTGTGATGTGTGTGGTTCCGTTTCTACACGAGTACCGTCTGAGTTGGTCTCACCAATGGCAATACCACCATTCATACCACCTCCACCAACTACAACGCTCCAGCTTCGTGCCCAGTGGTCACGACCTGCGTTTTGGTTGATTCTGGGAGTTCTACTAAACTCTCCCATCCAAATAACTACTGTATCTTCTAGTAGACCTCTTTGCTCAAGATCTTCAAACAAGGCGCTCATACCTTGATCAAGCATTGGTAATTTTGTATCTCTTAACATGGGGTGTATATTCTGATGATTATCCCATCCTCCAAGATTAACCTCAATGAATGGAACTCCTGCTTCGACTAATCGCCTTGCCATTAGACAGCCTTTACCAAAGCCATTATCTCCATATCTCTCTTTTACATTCTCTGGCTCTCCAGCTATCTTAAGGGCATCCAT